CGGGTATTGCAATTAATATCTTGTGGACGTTCATTAACAACCACATCGGAAGCATCTTCCTTGCTTTAGTTGGTTTTAGTGTGGTTTGGTTCATAGTTAATTACGACACTAGGAAGAGTAAAGAGGTTACATAACGATACATATAATACCGCTTTTATGGTGTATTATGGAACAATTCACTACATAACACACCTTATGTGGGGTATTAAGGACAAGATGTACTCACTTAGAAATATGTGGGTATGTTTTGTCTTACTTTAGACTTTATAAGGCGTCTTGTTTATTCGTGTAAAAACTGGACAAAAAAAAGGACTCCCAAGTTAATGAGAGTCCCGTACATTTTCAGAGTTGTATTCTCTAATGGTTAATTATAATCCATCTAGTTAATATTAAGATAGAAGCTAATCCCAGTAATGCAATTACATAGCCGAGTCTTGAAACAAACTCTTCGTATTTCATAACCTACTCCACATAATTATTCATCAAGTATTGTAAACTAACTTCACAAATATCTGCTCCACCTTCACCATCAAGTTCATTGAGCATTACACAGCCTCGCCAATGTCGATTAGATTGAATACTCATGTAATCTTCATCATGAGGGTAAAAAGCACCTGCTACAATACCAATTCGACAAGTACCATCACCTAAGTAATGTTTAGCCGACTTGTATGTTTGCTGATGACCCATCACAAAACTCATACCAACATTCTTTAACATATTGTCAATAGTGCCTCCAACTGGCGCACCCTTTAATGAATGAGGATTGGCGAAGTAATGAGAGAAAGCAATACCTTCAATCTTGGCAATCTCTAAGAAGTCGTGAACAACAATTCCATGTTTATGAAAATGAGCAGTTCCAATATCTTCAAGCATACCCTCTAATTCGGGGTGACTATTTAAATATCGTTCAATACGAACCTTGCAACTGTGGTTTCCGAGAGAGATATGTATTTCGGGACGAGAGCGTTTAGGGATTTGATTTATGATGTCCATGAACTCATCTAAAGCATCGTTACCTGCTCTGATGTCATCATACACTCTAAGACCTTCTGAACCTCTCTTGGTATTGAATACGGATAAACTAGGCATATCATGCCAATCACCTGCAAGGACAATATAATCGGGTTGTTTCTCAACTGCGTATCTCGCAACTGCTTTGATGTGTTCAGTTGTACCATCTACTTTTATTTGAGTATCGGGAATATACAGAAGTCTCTTACCTATTTTCATATTCTTCTTTTTCATTCTATTCTCCTTCCTGTTATCCTTTCTCAAGTACCTTGAACAAGTATCATACCCAACATTATGAAGTTCTGCAAGAATCTCGATTGCTCCCTGTTTAGAACAACCACCCTGTTTAAGTATATCGAACTCATGTCTGATTAATTGCTTCTTATTCATTGTCTAACCTCGTTATAAAATCAATGTATGCGCAATTTAAAATGATCGCTACAATTAAAATACTTCCGCTGATGTCGTGACCCATCGAGAACTGGATGCCCGACAGTATACTTATTATAAATGCTGATATAAATTTTATCATTTCTTATTCTCCTACACACGCTTTATATTCTTGTTTAAACTCAATTTCCAAATCACCGTAAAAGTCATTCACAGCTTCAAGTGAAACATTCCTCACACCTACTCTATACTCTTCTAACAGGTGTGGATAGTTATCACGAACGAAACGCATGTTATCCTTTAGGTTCTCAATAAACTTCGACTTATTCATTTCACATTCCTTTTGCTTCTTTACATTTAAAACAAACGCACATAGGGTTTGCACCCTTCTCGTCTGTAACTCTCCAATAATTTCCACTTTTCTGAATTGTGTACCCACATTTATTTTCACATTCAAATTCATTTCTTGCAGGTAGTTGTTCAACTCTTGGTAATATTTTCTTGGAGACTTCTTTATACTTCATATCTTTCTCTTCTTGGAATTTGCGATAACATTCACCACCATGAAAAACCTTTTGTCCTTCGGTGGAGTCTTTCAATAACATTATCACTTCACCACACGTTCCGCAACTTGTTTTAAAACTCATCTCATCCTCTGCGTCTTTTTCTCAGCTCCAGTAATAACTGAGCCATGGTTAATAGTGTTATTATACTGCCTTCCTAAAAAGGCTTTAACGACAGGCTTTTGTAATTCCACTTGTCTTGGAGTAGCCTTGATCCATCCATCTTGGTATTCTACTGGTTGCATATTCATTAATCCAACTCCCATTCTAATAAATCCCAATCAATAACATCTCGATGCATATCACATTGTTCCTCAAACACATCTTCATAGTTATTCAACAATTCCTGTATTTGATTGTGTTGCTCTTTCTTATTCAATTCAGAGTAAGAATACCATTCATCTAAATCTAGGTCAATAGTCTTTATTATAGTCTTGGACACCTTTAAAATAATTCTATTGCTCATCTTAAAACTCCACATTAGGGTTAAGGATTTCATTGTACATTGCCTGTGCTACCTGTTCAGCTAACAAAACACGTTCTTGAATCTTGGCAATCTTTTCTTCATCACGATGGAAACGCTGAATGTGAATTGGTTTCCTTTCGTTACGTCTATCATAAGCAATGAAGTCACAGAACTGAGCATCCATTACCCACATGTTTCCGTAGATTTGGCTTCCATGCTCTTTAAGGATATAAGCCTCATCAGTTGCGTATCTGATGTAATTAGCAGGATTATAAGGATTCTTAACCTCGATAATTCCACTCTCATCAACAATCGTACCATCAACTGAGCAACCTGCAAAGTCATGTTCTGCATGGAGTACAAAGCCAGTCTCATCGGTTACGTATCCTGTGTTCTCTTCATAAACCTCAATAGCTTCTGCTTCATGCTCATTGCCCCAATCACAAGCCTTAGAGCGAGAAGGGAAGTCATAAGACCCCATACGTTCAGCAACCACTTTGCGGATGTAGGCAAAACCCTGTTCAGTGAAGTCTTTACCCCGACCCTTATTGACTAGGTATTTAAAGTTAGAACCTGTGAACTTACCTCTACGAGCTTGAAACCAAGCCTCATTTTGTTGGAGTGCATTACCCATTATTTACCTCCATTTTTTTAGCTTCTTCTTTAAATTTAGGATTCAATTTAACTTGAGCCCCATGGCTCAGTTTAAGATAGAGTTTATTTAATTCGCTTTTGTTTTTTACTGACTTTAAAGCTAATTCACCAAGCTCAATACTCTTCGAATCTATTTCAGATTTTAATAATTCTATTATATTTGGGGTGAGAGTTCCAATAAGGAAGTTTAACTCAATAATATCTTTACATGCTATAATTAAAGGTTTAGCCTCTTCCGCAATCTGCTGTTGCGTCTTAGCTTTCTTAACAGCTTCCTGCTTGGTTCTAGTCTCTACATATCTCATGTCATCAAATTGACCTAAGAAGATGTCAGCATTAAAACCGAGCTTCGATAAACATTTAGTAAGCGAATCAGTTTCTACCTTCTTAGCAAACTCATCATCTAACTTAGTCTGAGCATTATCACGATAAATTGAGATAGTGTTAATCGCAGGGAAAGTACCAGTTGGGTAAAAGAAGTCTGCTTGGAATACTACAAGACCCTTCTCAAGTAGATCATAAGTAATCTTAATATTCTTAAATCCCCAAGTAGAACCATAAGCACCAAATTGTTCTGTTGCCATCATGATTTGATACTGAGGTTTGATTGATGTGAGGTTATTGCCTTTTACATTAGCTTTCTTTGTGTGTTCGGGATCAGTCTGACAAACTGCTTCCCATAGTTTCATGTTCTCTTTCATCTTTATTTCCTTTTGTTTGTTAAAATAGCCCCGTCCAAGTTATATTTTTTTGATTAAATTATGTTTGATTATAATTTTTTAATGTCGGGGGCTAGGGAATTATAACGCCATCTAGCAAAACGCAAAACCGAAACGTAAAAAAAAAGACAAAAAAAAGTCGAGCCAAATTAATGACCCGACCTTAAAGGAAAAATGAAAATGAAAAACTCAACAACAATGAATAATTTTATTTCATAGTTACCTTACTATCAATTTCACCTACATTCAATTACTTTCAATCCTTTCTTTTGCTATTTCAAAATATTTATCATCCATTTCAATACCAATGAATGATCTATTTAAATTCTTGCATGCTACGCCAGTTGTACCACTTCCCATAAATGGGTCTAGGATTATGTCATCTTCATTACTCCATGATATAATATGGTCTAGTGCTAGTTTTTCGGGGAATGTCGCAGGATGTTTTATTTTACCTCCTTTTGTTGTGTTTACACTCCAAATATTTGACCTTAAACCAAACTCAGAAATAGTCTTTTTCTCTCTCCCACTCATAGGAAGCATTTTCCCATCTGACCTTCTCCATGTGCCAGTAACCTTGCGACCAAAACCTATGTTTTTTTTATCTTTTATTCCATTAAATTTTAATATTTTACCTTTTACAAAAATAAACATATATTCAAATGACTGTTCGTATCTTTTGTGCGTTAATGGTTTAAAATCGGGCTTATTCCATACCATAGTATCGTGCAAATTAAAACCGATTTCTTTAGCGTATAAAGCCTGTTTAAAACTTGTGCCTGTCTCACTTCCTTTTATTGTAGCGTCTGCAACAATCCAAACACAGACTCCACCCTCTTTTAATGTTCTATAGATTTGGTCTAAGCAAGGCTTCCAAATATGCTCACCCCACCCTAAAAAATCCTTTCCGTAATCCCTTAAATTATCATATGGTGGCGAGGTCAATACCATATCAATCGAACCACTTTCAATTTCTTTCATTCGTTCTAGGCAATCGCCTTTCATTAGATTGATCATTATAGACCTTCCTTTATTTTTACTTTACTCATATAGATTAATTCCAAACATTTCCAATCCCCAATCAACATCCTCAAAGCAATTCTCTGAGAAGCTTGTTGTCACCTCGCATTTTACACACACGAAGTTCGTAATGCTTCTGAACTTGTAGAGCTTCTTCCAGTAATGCCCCGACTCGTAGCAGGTTAGCATTGGATCGGGAGAGTATGAAAAATCTTGATGCAATTAAAGTTCCTCTAATACCATTTTTAGATAATCAATAGCTTTCTCAATATCCCTTTTCTCACTACCTTTATGCCTAGACCTAACAATATACTTAATTGCGTTACCAAGACAAAATGGTTTCAAGTCACCCATATCTTTAATTAGATCAATAGGTTGGATATTACCCTGTTTATAATGTGGGTTTGATTCTTCGCAATCCTCAACTGGCTGATCTAGGAATTGAAACATAGTTCGGGTATCAACTTCCTTTTCAAAAATATCACGATTCTCGCCTACTGCTTCCAAGTCGGGGCATTCGCATGAATCCCACACATGACCACATCTACTACAACCAATCATACCCATCCCCAATTAGCGTTCAATACACCAAAGATGATAATTACTGTGTACATAAACCAACGGAAGCAAAACCAGTTGTGGTTGAAGTCATCTGAGCATCTAAGTTCTCTTTCGGGGATCTGTAACACTGCTATTTTTCTATCTAACTTCTGTTCAAGTTCCTTAATAATCGTTGCGTTGTTCATTGCTTGATGTCCTTGATCCCAAGACAATTTATTACGTTTGTTCTCATAATACCTGTTTAATTGGTAAGCAGACTTACATTTGGCGCACTCTTTACGACCAGTATAAAACTCACTAGCCTCTTTAGATTCCTTGCAAATTCTGCAAAGTTTAAGTGGTTTAATCTCTGTCATCTTCTTCTCCTTTGTTTAAAAAAAATGGGGACTCATTAGAATCCCCTGTTGGTTACATTACCCTAAAACGGGGTATCCTCTGCTAGTGTTGCTGAATCAAAGCTTGGAGCTTGGGCAACTGGTGCTTGAGGTTGTGGTGTTTCAGACCAAAAGACTTTTGAATTGCCTAGTATAGCTCCTTTCTGCCCTGCATCTTGAGCCTCTTTACTAAGCTTCTGAGTGACCATACCATTGTTGCCATATTCATCTTGATTATCAACATCAATAAAAGCTGTCAATGTGAGATACTTACCTTTCTTACCTTCGTAGATGTGTGCTTTATCAATCTTAGTTACATCAATGTTTAAACTTACGCCTATTTTACTCATTTTCTTCTTTCCTTTTTGTTATCTTAATACACCAATTATAGTGCGATTCTAGTTTATTCTTAACTTCAACGGCTTCTTTAATAGAAGTTGCGTTGGTCTTAACGGTCGTAATGCCGTCAGTAATAATGTATGAGTACATTAAGAAATCCTTTGTTTTTGCCTATTATAAATTACTAATGATCATCAATACAATAATGATCATTGCTAACTTATTGTTTTGTTTTTGCTTATTATAATGAGCCTTCACACGTTGTCAAATCAATTCCTCGATAAATATCTCACATCTTGGATTTTTTTTATCATACTCAACAAATTCATAATCAGCCCCGATTACTTGGGTGCAATCATCATCTTGGATATGACCTAGTTCCACGAAAGCATCTAGGAAATACTTCTCAAGGATTGAGTGGACATTGCCTATGTCACATTTACGAGGAAGATAATATCTGTAGACTGGCTTAACCTTCTTGAATACTCCTAGTTTTCTTAACTCTTCTTTGATCTCTTCTTTATAATCCTTTTTAGAGCGATTGAGGGCTATGAAATGAGCGTTGCGATAAGTATTGAGGTTTAAGTAATTCTTGCGTTTTTTGGCACCTACAAACCAAGTACAGGGGACTGTAATCATTTCGGATCACACACCTTTTTATTCATAATCCCTGCTTCACAAACCTTTTTGCAACTCCCGCAACGACCAAGGGATAGCTTAACTTCCAATTCTTTGATTCGTCTTTTGTATGAATCAACTTGTGCTTTTGTGTAGTATATTTCACTCATTCGCCTTGCTCCTTTAGTTGATCTTCGAGTGTAGGCAAATCTCTAGGCTCACAAGCACAAAACCACGCTAGTTTATCACCATAAAATTCATCTTCATCAATGTAAGGATTTAATACTTCTTTGCATTTAGGGCACTTAAACTCCCTAGCCTCCTCAAGTTTGCGTTCTTTCTCAGAAAGTAGATCTAAATTGAACTCATAAGCCTCCCTAGCCTCCTCAAGTTTGCGTTCGAGGTTGTATTTTTTTGTTATTAGAGATTGTATCTTTTTGTCGGCTCTAACAATTGCAATATCATCAGAGAAATCACGAAAATCCTCTATGGCGTTTAAGGATGCTGAAACCATCTCATTCCACTTATTCCATTCTTTCTTGTTTTCATACACACTCATTCGCCTTACTCCTTTAGTTCTCTGAATTTTACGTTCTCCGCTAATGATAACGCCTCGTTTTTATGAACTTTAAGTTTTATTAATAGTTCTTCATTCTTTTTCCTAGCCTCCTCAAGTTTGCGTTCTAGGTTGTTAAGAAGTTCACATACTTCATGCCCATCTAAAAGAGTAGTACACGCACTTCTATTTATTAAGTATTTTTTGCAATAAAACCTGTTTGGGCGTTCTTCGTAATAATATTCACTCATCGCCTTGCTCCTTTAGTTGTTCGTGTTCCTCGTATAATTTTCTTGCTTTATCAATATGGTCTTGGTTAAGTTCAAATTTTCCATATCCCCAGTCTATTCCAATGTGTGCAACTGCTTTTACAATTTCCCTAGCCTCCTCAAGTTGGCGTTTGAGTTCCAAAATCCTCAAATCTTTGTTTATCTCTTGCTCTAGGTATCTTTCTTTAATCATTTTTCTTTTCCTTTTTGTTTGTTGTTGGGTTATATATTACACGTTTGAAGGCTTGTCAAGGGCTGTGGTGTATTTATCTATCATTAACATTCTTGCCTCCTTTGTATTCACAATCTCTTGCTACTCTTGAGTATCTACCATCTTCTTGATACTCAGAAGCTAGTTGTTCAAGGTCACTCAAGTAAGCTATATCTATATTAATCTGCTTTACTTCGTCAAACTCCATATACATCGGGTATTGCTTACCGCCATTTCTTACTTTTTCATTAAGGACAACCGCAGTTACTTTATGAGATTCAGCACTGGGAAAGTTTTCCTCTTTGCCTAATCCACTGGCACTAAATATCCTCTTGAATCTTAGTATTGTATCTGCTGTATTCTCCTGTTCCATTGCACCACTAATGCTTTGATCTCCATCTCCTTTTCTTGGGTGAGCAATCAACACAATATGAACATTATAATAATCAGCAAATTCTTTAAGTTTAGCAATAATCATAATCTGCGCTGTGTTGGTATTCTTCTGATCTGCTGTGAGTTTCATCATATTATCAATAACAAAAAGTCTCACGCCTTGTTTTGCTTTATCAGTCATTCTCGCAATAAGATCATCAAATACAGGAATCTTTAAATCTATCGGTTTTACATACATATCAATATAAGGGGCATAATGCTCATCAAACCTTTTTTCAGCTAAGTCATTAGCATACCAAACAGTTCTTCCATACCCGTTATCACTTGATTCAATTTCACCCTCACGAGCAATTATACGAGTAAAATAACCCTTCTCAACTTCTTTGTCACCTTCACCATACCAAACAAATGATTTGATTCCCTGTAATGCAGACGCTACAACCAACTGCCTTGAAAATGTAGTTTTACCTTGATTTCTCTTACCAGTCAAAAGGGTAACATTAGCACCCTTCATGCCCGAATCATTATAATCATGAGTAGCAAATCCACTTGAAAAACCCGACTCAACCACCTTGGTTTTAATCTGTGAAGAGTTAAGAACATTCTCAGTCACAATCAATTTAGGTAAATAATTAAGTTCCCAATCTACCCAACTCTCAGAACCGCTATTTACTTCTAATAAACGCTGAATTCTATTTTTTTTATTATTTAATGAACCTGCCAATCTAGTGAATCGGCAACAGTCTTTGGTTTTGTCTACTTTAAAACCAACAGAGGCGCAAACTTCGTGGATAAGTTCAACTCTATTTTTGTACTCTTCCAGTGACGAAGCTTCAACTTTTACAACTGCATGAAGTGACTTATTACCCGACCAAGTAAGAGAAGCAACAGGTAAACCAAGTTCTTTAATATAAGCCCCCTGTATTTTCATATCAGCTATATCATCACACTCTAGTAATGTGTATCTATAATCTTTTATGTCCTCTGCTTTTGATCCTCCTGCATTTACTTTGAAATGTGTGAAGTTTTCAGATGTTGTCAATAAAGCCTCAGAATCAATTAAAATAGGATTACCATACTCAGAGTCGATTGCACCAACTAATTGAGAATTCGGTAGGAACAAAGCCTTTATTTGGCGTTCTCTGTCTTTTCTTGGATCGTATAAATCCTTGTCTCTAACAATATCGAACTCTACTGGCTCTATCTTGTCAACTTTGTATTGAGTTTTGATAGGCTCTTGTTTCTGAACGTAAGTGTGTGTATCCATTTGTTTTCTAATTCCTAATTCATAACTTAAACTCTTTGTTATTGTCCCTGCAAAACCACATGAGTCAACATGATTGCAAATGAACTTGTCTAGATTCCAATCAACCACAAGTTGACCAACTGGATCTTTTACTGTGCATTTTGGGCAGTCATAGTATTTTCTACTGCCTCTAGTTTTACGACATACACCAAGTCTTGATTCTATTTCGTTAATCATGCGAATATTGTCCCTTCTTTATCAACTTCGAGAAAATCATGGACAGATCCTTTTGAATCGTAAACAACCAGTTTATCATAATCCACTTTTACTTTCTCGCCATTATTTAGAGTTGTCCATTCAGCAGAGTCAAAGTTAAATTTAGCTACTGTCTGCTCTTGGTTTAGGTATCCATCAAACTTCCCCGAAAATAAGGTATCGGGTCTTAGGAATGTTTTCATCTTGGGATCATGTAACCATTCAGCACATTTTATGTCGATTACTTTTTTAGCATCATCAACAGAGTATCCCTCAGTGAATCTCTTTAGTAATCCTTTAGCTGTTTTGAAGTTCTTTCCCGTCATCTGATTTAGATATTGGACAACCTCTAAAACTCTCGCTTTATCTTTACTTTCTTTTTCTTCTTTATTATTCTTATCATTCTTGTTAGTGTCCGTTTGCTGTACTGTTTGCTGTCCGTTTGTAGGTTTATCTGTTGTATCATTTGACTGGTACTCATCGTACTTAGTTATTGATAATAAAGAGGTTACGTTGTTTTTTTGCTGTACTATCTGCTGATCCATTTCTAACTCATTTAAGAAGCGTTTTACTTTTCCTCTTGACCAACTCCATCTCTTCGATAATGTGTCTTGAGACACACCAACTTGACCTCTTTCTACATCCATCCTAATACCTCTAGCTCTTATAAATCCTTTCTTGTGATTAGCTAATAAGATAAGGTCAACCCAAGCCTGTCCACGAGTGAAGGGTTCAGATTTCCAAAGATCACTAGAAGCTAACTGGCGGTGTAATTTAATCCATCCTTTCATCTTAAACTCCTTTTATTCTTCTGATGTTATGAACAATATTATGGCAATTCTCACACAACAAACAAAGGTTTTCTCTTTCATCAGAACCACCATTTCTAACTTCTTGAATATGGTGAACCTTTAGGTATTTATCAGCAAAACACACCTCGCAAAAGTATTTATTAGCCTCTTTCATTTCGTCTACGTAATATAGATGTTTATTTGTCCTTGAGTTCTTATTTTTATACTGTTTTAACCCTTTGCCGTATTTCTTATTACAGTGTAAGCAATACACATTCATGCTATTGTTCGATTCTATGTAACCAAACTTCAAGTGATGCTGTCCACATTCGCATTGACCGAAGTCTTTTGCATTTATTATATAAGATCTTTCCTCATCTTTAATCTTGGTGATTATGATGGTCTGATCTCCTGCTGTACCTTTCTCATATTGTATTAATTCAACATGATCGGGTATTTCGTACATACGTGAATAATTCATATATTCTCCTTATTATTTCAATAAAAAACCCGCCTATGATTCAAAGTTAAGACAGGCTCGATACAAAGCCTCAATGAATCTAGTACGGGTAAAATTTGTTCTGTTGTTTTTCAGATGGTCTTAATCACCTATCTCTCAATCTAACGCAACTAAACCTCATTGCAAATTAATTCTGTCGTAAAAACTACAACTAATTCCCGACAAGATTATTTACATATATTTAATCAACTCGCTAGGTATAAGCAAATTGTAACTACGATTAAAACTTTAGGGTTCACAGGGCTTGACAAGTAGTTTTTTGTGTAATATATATGGCTACCAACAACAAAAAGGAAAATGATATGAGCTACGATGCTTACTTAGATAGATGCCACGATGAGTGGTTTAACCAAGAAGACGAATACTGCGATGATTGCGGGCACATGGAATGTAGATGCGATGATGATTGCGGTGATGAAGATGATTTTGATGCAGATGATTATGAAGTCTGCTTTGACCATGAAACAGGAAGCTTGGAGGTGGTGAGATGAAATTAATACAAGCACTACACGATAGAACTGTGTTTATTGGAGAATTGGATGATTGTATTTCAGTATGCACACTTGGACAAGAAACGGCTTTTCTTGATGCTGAACAGGTAGAGGAATTGATTGAAGTGTTGCAGGATAGATTGAAGGAGATGAAGGGATGAAACGAATTATTTGGCAGTGTACTCACTGTGATGATGTGGTGATTAGTTATAGTCATCTACGGCATGAGATGAACTGGTGTGATTGTGGGAAGACTGCAATGGACTTGGAAGAGTGGTATTGTAAGGAGGTAGGAGAGCCAAAAGTGATTAGTGTGAAGGAACAGGGTGAAAGTGGATTTTGGGAGAGAGTATGAAAGAAGCAATTAAGGAGAATAAAAAAGGCTTCATTGTTAAGATAAAAAACGGGTGTTATTTGTTCTCAGCCAGTGGGCTAACGACAAGGAATAAGTACCATGCTTGTGAGTTTGATACGAAAGCACAGGCAAAGGAAGCTTTGAAGATGTGGGTAGTTAATTAGGGGGAAAAAACTTTTAAGGGTTTGAAATTAAAAAAACAAGCCTTAAAATTAAAAATCCCGATATTCGGGTATTAAAAAAAACAAAAGGAAAAGAAAATGAATAATATGATATGTAATAAAGTAGAACAACTCGCAAAGACTGTAACTAACTTCTGTATTGAAACGGATTTAAAATCGGGTGTTATTGAATTAACTCCAAAATTAGCGAAATATTTTTTAACTAATAACGCTCCTTTTCAGAGAAAGATAAATAAACGCAAAGTGGATCATTACAAAAGAGAGATTCAAAACAATAATTGGCAGTTGAATGGGGATAATATATCTTTTGATAAAGATGGAAATATGATAAATGGTCAACATAGATGTGAGGCAGTTGTCTTGGCTGACAAATCAATATATACAGTTGTTATACTTGGTTTAGATTCAGAATCTTTCAAGACAATGGATCAAGGTTTTAACAGAAGCAATGGTTCTTTGTTTAATATGCAGGGAGTTAAATATGCAAGCAACCTACCAACTATGCTAAAAATCATATATGATAACAAAAAAACTGGTATGATTAATTCCAAAGCTCCAACACCATCTTTTTCAGAGATTGAGAAACTTTATAACACAGATAAGGATAACTTCGACAAAGCATGTAGTCTATCAAATGTTATTGTTAAGTCATACAAGAATACAGGCTTCTCGGCTACCACATTTTTACCATTTGCTTACAAGGCAATACTAAAGAATGAGGAAGATTTAAAAGAATTTTACTATGCTATAGTTCATCAGAATTGGACTAAGTTAGATGGTTGCCCAATTAAGGCTTGTTATCAAAGAATGGAGAAGCATATCAAGAAGGGATGTGAGGTTAATAGTACAACAAAATATAATATTCTTGCCTCGGCTTGGAATCATTATAGAAAAGGTGCTAGACTAACTGTCGGCATGAATAAAAGTTTTGAATATAACAAAGCATTGGAGCTTGTATAATGATTGTACCTACTGATGACTTAAAGACAGCAGAAGTCTTTTCTAATCTATTTGCTATAAATCCTAAGAATTACAAAGATATTAAATCTAATATTAAAAAGGATGGGTTTAGAGATTGCTTTCCTATTATAGTTTGGCAGGGAACTGGCGTTATTGTTGATGGACACACAAGGCTTAAGGCATGTCAAGAACTTGGTGTACCTTATGTTAATGCAGAGTATATACACTTTGATTCAGAGTTGGAAGCTGTTGAGTTTGCTATTAAGACGCAGACTAATCGAAGGAACTTGACGGATTCGGAGATGTATGAATGTAAAGACAAACTGGATTTATTAAGGAAGACGCACGGCGGAGACCATGGCGCGACATCGCGCCTTGCTTCAAGGAAGTCATCTCAAGAGACTGCAAAAGCTTTAGGATGTGGGTCAAGGAAGGTCGAGCAAATGAGAACAATCCAAGACCATGCAGATGAGGAGACAATCCAAGCGGTTAAAGACGGTAATATGTCAATTAACAAGGCTTACAATGAGACACAAGCCAAGAGGAAGGTGCAAGCTAAAGAAGCTGAACCTGTTGATGATACCAAGTTCGTTGAGTATGATGAAGAGGAAGAGTTTGAAGCTAAGTTACTGGAATATTCAGCTAATCTATCTAAGGCATTAAAGGATAAGGGTCTTACTCATGAAGAGTTTGCATTTGTCGTTAATAACATGTCTTATGACTGATATTTAACCCAAAGCGACATTAGAGAGAGTCTTACTAGAAATGGTGAGGCTCTTTTTTGTGTGTCTAATGAGTTGATAAGCAAGGAGATAAGACGATATAATTTCCCCATTTTGAAACATTCAAAACCATACTAGCCCGCCCACAAGTTTTGAACCATTTTTAACGGGGGGTAGGGGGGACTGAATAAATATAATTGAATCAATACACAACTATGCTTATATTGATAAAATCAATAAAGGATAGAATGATGACAATCCCACAGAAGAAGAAGCTGTTCCTCGATACTTACAGGGACACATATGGAAACCTCACAGACACACTTAAAATCACAGAAATCAAACCAAGCGAATACAACAAGTTTATGGAGCTACCCGATTTCAGAAGAGAGATAGACGCAGTGCAACAACTACGCATTGACTTGATTGATTCAAAGTTTCTAGAGTTAATTGCCAAAGGTGACAGTCGTGCAATCATTGACGCAAAGAAGATGGAGGTGGAACGCAAGAGTGGTATTAACCTTGAAGAGATGCGTCAGAAGGTGATGGTGTATTTGATCACACATGCCTCTACTAAGACAGAAGCATTGACAGCTTATTGCGATTGGTTCAAGGTTGCTGAATCTACTGGTGACTCCTTTTACAAGAAAGCTATTGTTGAACATGGACTAAAAGACTCCACCCCGATTGCTAGAGCTAAATCAGAACGAAAGAAAATTGAGAGTTCATTATCATCAAGATTCAAGAATAACAACCTCTCAGAAATTGAGATGCTTCAAGGATTACTCGAACAAGCTTTATACACTGCTGAGACTGCTGAGTATCCTAGTGAACGTGCAACTGCATCAAAAGAAGCTCGTGAGATTGGCAGACGCATGGAAGAGATCCAAGAACGTGAGAGAGTCAAGAATACTTTCAACAATGAAGAATGGGTTGACATCATTGATGCTATTGTCCTAGACAGCAACATTGAAGAAGTGAAAGCATTGAAGCAAAAACAAATGTTAATAGAAGGTGAATAATGGAACAGCTATTTAAATTCCTGCCTTATCAAGTTGAATACATTCGGGATAACTCGAAGATACTTGTGGTAGAGAAACCCCGTCAAGTGGGGATAACGTATACATCGGGTTACAAAGTAGTAACTAAGATTCTCAGAAGTAACAAGAAGGATAAGCACTATTGGCTTTCAAGGGACGAGAACACTGCTAAGGAGTTTGTCACGAATGTTATGGATTGGTTGCATCTGTTTAATGTTGTAGCTCAACGTGAAGTTGTAGATATGAAAGATGTTAGGACAACTAAAGTAACCTTCCCCAATGGTACAGAATTATTCATCTTATCCAGTTCAGTGGATGCGGTGGTTGGTAAGTCGGGGCACTTTTACTTGGATGCGCGTCCCCTCGTTGCTTAATCGCAATGGGGGGATGGCGCGTCACTGCGAAGAGTTCGCAATCCATAAGGATCAAGAATTACTTATGGCAATCGTATTACCTTGCATTACTTGGCAGGGTTCTTTAACAATCATATCAACACACCGATCAAAGCAGACTTACTTCTACAAACTCTGTGAGAAAGTCCGCAAGGGTCAAATGGTCGGGGCTAGACTGATTAGCTTCACCATCATGGATGCAATAGAGCAGGGCATTGTGGAGATGATTAACAATCGCTCAATGCTACAAGGTGAACCAACTGTAAGCCGTGAGGAATGGTTAGCAGAAAAGAGAGCTAATGCACCCAGTGAAGATGTATTTCAACAGGAGTACATGTGTATACCTGCTGACTCTGATTCATCTATGGCAATTCACGAAGATGTTATTGATCGCAATTCCTTACCCAAAGAAGAAATCTTACAGCCCCGTAAAGATGGTGGTAAATATTATGCAGGTGTGGATATTGGCAGACACCGAGACTTGACAGTAATTTGGATACTTGAAGACGTTTCAAAGTCTAAAGAACCAATGTTGGTAACTAGGTTTGTTAAGACGATTAAACGTGAAGAGTTCTCTGTACAGGAGAAGAAGATCTTTGATGTTCTCAATCGTTGGAAGCCTCGAATGACTTTTGTCGATGGTACTAATACTGGTGCAATGATTGGTGAGAATATTCAGAAGAGATACGGGATTAAGAGAGCGCAATCAATCAAAATTACTGCTGTGACTCGTCCCAAGTTTATTGGTGACTTAGTGAATGTAATGAGCAAAGACTTCTTACATATTCCCGATGATAAAGAAGTATGGGATGACTTTATGAGTGTTAGCCGTTACATAGGTAAACATGGTAATATTGATTACTGGATACCCTCAAGAGGTGGCGACCAAGGTCATGGTGACAGATTTATGTCGTGTACTCTAGCGGTTCAAGCTTTCATTGAAAAGGGTGGTATGAGTTCGTATTATCTGCGACAGGCTAAAGTGGTGCGTGATTTAGATGCAGAGGAAGAAGAGAGACAAGAAGAAACCCGTACCATCAACAAGAAGATACGGGCTAAGAAGCATAGAAGGTTTAATTATTAGGGTCTTTCTTTATACCCACAGTCGCAGTCAATAACGACCCACTGGTTACGCATGAAGTATTTCATATCATCTCTACGCAGACGCAGAAAACTAACTCCGTGATCGTTCATACACTTTGGGCAATTACCCTTAAATAAAAACTTCTTGCGTTGTCTCTTATTCATGGTTAAATCACTTGGCTAATTACTAGCCCGCTAAAACCGAGTGCGATAATCGCAAATAAGATATAATCATGTGGTTTCATTTTGTCACCTTCTGCTCGTATGACCAAGTGAGTAAAACACCTGTGATTAGCATTGTCGCTCCGAGTGGTGGCACAAGGCAACAGGGGAAGCCGAGTACGATAAGTGTGAGTCCTAGTAGTTTTTTTATTTTGTTTCTCCGATTGCGTTTAAAATAAGTCGCTCCAATAACTCTTGGAAGCTGATTTCTAACTCTTGTGCCAGTTGCTTACCTTTAGCGTGTACAGATGGCTTGAACTGGATTTGGTGTGGCTTCTTTGTTTCTTTCATGTTTACTCCTTGATTGTGGGGCTTTCGCCCCGTTTTTGTTTATGGCAATAGTTTTTCTAAAGCTGAATGTAAAGGACTCTTTTTTGTCACTATTAAACCGCCTGCAACCACTTCTGAATCATAGCCAAGTTTATGAATATTCTCTATGTAGTCGTTCGAGATATTCTTTAGCATTTGAAAACCATTGTCTCCCGCATACTCTTCCCTTATTTTAACTATTGCTGAATACTTCCCTTTTGCTGAGATGCCAACTTGCTTTCTGCCATTTTGATTTGCGCTTTTGTAAGTGCTTCCCTTGGCGTTAGTAATTATATTTAATGATTTCTTTAACTCTTTTCTGTCTTGTGTTGTGATTTCTTGTTTCATTTTCTAACTCCGTTGTTTTGTTTGATGTATGTATTATATATGATGTTAGATAGTTTACCAAACGTTTTCTAATCTTTTTTTGCATTTTCTTTAATATTTCTTTTTTTATTTTCCTTTCCTTGGTTGCCCCGAAGGGCGTTGAGTTTACTTGCTGTTGTAATGATAAATAGTGTCCTTTATGAATGATGTAGTAATTTCAACATCGTATAAGTCTGTCATATCGCAGTTTATTAAGTTGAGTCTCACACAGTATGGGTCAATTCCCAATCCGCTTAAAAGTGTTTTTGCTTTGTCTGCGACTTGGTTTAGTTCTTTGATTGCTTGGCTGAGTTTCATTTTTCTGTCTCCGTTGTTTTGTTTGATGTATGTATTATATATCATGTTAGATAGTTTACCAAACGTTTTCTAATCTTTTTTTGCATTTTCTTTAATATTTCTTTTTTTACCGCTCAAAGTTTTTTATAAAAGCTAATTGAATTTACATTTGTTTAGCATTAGTTTACATTTATATAACATTCGGTTACATTACTTTTAACATTTTCGGATTATTAAATGCCTAAAAACATAGACCGTAACAACTATAACGTTGCTGATGATTTAGAGCCGATAATTGTCAATTCAATATTCCAGTCTGCTAATGGTGGTTCGACTAGAAGACAATCAAGATTAGCTTCTGACTTGCTAGAGAAAGACCCTGCAATGTCACAGGCTTGGTCGGTTCGTGTTGCGTCTATTGCTTCATGTCCTTTTGAAATTTTAGGCTCTGATGAATCCAAGAACGAATTTATTCACAACTCTTTAATGCGTATCCAACCCAACTACGAAACAGGGTTAGTAGGATTTAAAGAACTCTTACAGAATTTACAAAGCGCAGTTATGCATGGTTTCACAGTTGCAGAAACGGAGTGGGCAGATGGAGCTTCTAAAATTGATGGTTTCAAATTATACAATCAAAGTTTATTCTCTTATAGTAATGGGGCTGTAATTCCTTATTACTGCAATGAAGGTGTAGAGAAACAAATTGAATACCCTCGTTGGATTTACCACACTGCAACCAATTCAAGAGACACAG